ACGATGTCGCAAATATTCTGTCTTTGAGACCACCGTTGTCTTCATTTGGTGTGTCTAGTACCTCTCTGACGAGAGACGCTGCTGTCATGTTGCGCTCTTGCGCCTTAGACTTGATCTCTTCGATTAACCGGATAGGGAATACAATATTCCAAGTTTTGGAATCTTCATCCATCCGCCGTGGTCGGTTCTTCTGTCCCGCCATCGATCTTCACTCCAACTATGGTTTCGTAGATTTCGTTAGCTACTGCTGAGTAGCCCGCAATATCAACATGAGAATCATGCTTAGGTTTATGCATACACCGCGCAAACTTAGTCAAATTCATCATCATGGCGACATCGTATGCTGTGAGGGGTTGCCCTGCCCAACTACGATTTGTAATCCACACGTTCCACAGCGCTGCGATGCGCGTGTGATTTATTGTGGCGTCCCCGTAATCTTCGTGACGATCTCCACAAACCTTATCTGTCGCCTCTTCAAGGACTGATTTTTTGTCTTCGTGCATCACTCTCCCCTCGCTTCAAACTGAGCTAACAGTGCTATCCAAGAAGCTTGCGCTTGATGGTTAGACTTGAGTTCTGACCTGCTGTCGATCTGACAGAACTCTCTGACAGCAGCGATTGCACTCTCTTCATCCACTGTAAAAGACAGATCAGAATCAACTAACCACTTTTGGAATGTGTGGTCCCTACAAAACATACCTGCCTGATTGGCGAGTTTTTTGCCATGCTTGACGCTTTCAGGTTCGATGATCTGTTCATGCTCGTCCAACCTCGCCATGCCGATCATGTATCTCGAACCGATTGGGTCTGACATTAAATCAGAGGGGACATCACTTGGGTGGACAACCATTGTTACGGCGATGCCGTCTTTGGTCTGGCGAAGCGCGGTTTTCACCGCTTCAAATCCGTAACTTCGCTCTCGAATTTCGCTATCCATTCTTCTGGGTCTACTCCTTGCTTCGCCCACCAGCGTCTCTCGTTTCCATCCATGTGAAGCTCTCTGTGATGCGTGTCACACAAAGGAACTGTCTTGTCGTCTGGAACTTTGAGGGACATAGCGGCGGGTGCCGTGAACATAACGTGATGAGCTACGGTGTAGGGGGAACCGCATATCAAACACGGCTCCTCCCTGACACGCGCTAACCATTTCTCAGAACGGAATCTCGTCATCAAGTTCTACTTCTTGGGGCGGTTCCGCTTTTGGTTCCGGCTTCTGGTAGGGTTCTTGAAGCCACATGGAGAAATACTGGCCGCCATTGCGGCTCTCCCAAACGCGACCACCGACCTCCAATTTAACAATCTCCATGCCTTCCGTTTGACGGCGCTTGCTCTGCTCTGTTTCACGCGTCTTGAATGCTTCAATGAGATATTTTACGCAGTCCTTGGTGATCTCAATGTCGCCCGAAAAGTCTGGTTGTTTGGGGTTGTGGTTGTTGGCAAAGTCCAACCGCACGTTCATCGTGTCGATCTTCCGTTTGTTACGAAAGAAATTACCACCGCCAAAGTTCGCTTTCATTATGCTGCTACTCCTTCAAATTGTTCGCCCTTCTGGGCCGCACCTTTCGCCGCCTTAAACATACCCATGACCTTTTTGTGGTACACGGGTGCATCTGAGGACAGCATCGAAACTACCTTTTTGTTCTTTCGGTAGAAGTCTTCAATTGCTTTGACGCAATCTTTATTGGTCTCATACATATCTTCACCGCTGAAACCCTCCTCAGGAGAGGCTCCCCATTTGTCTTCAACGCGAGGCATGAAGGTTTCAAAGACCTTGAGAACGATGTCAAAGCTGTCGCTCTCTGTGATATCAGCGAGTTGATCTTCCTCGTCCATCTCTACGATATCAGCGTGATGGTCGAGAAACTGTGAACGAAACTCCTCAAGGTTAATATTGTTCGAGTTATTTTTAACCTGAGGCTTTGCTTTCTGCACCTTTGGTTTCTTCACCGGCTCTTTCGGTGCTTCTTCCGGCACTTCTTCGCCATCGTTTGGCGGCAAATCTTCTCCAGCATAGATGTAATGGCCCAAGCCATGATACGAAATCGCCTTGGTCAAGCATCTTTGAAGTGAAGAGTTAACCGAAAAAGCATCTGGGTTTTTGACTGCTTTGTTCCGATAGTCGAGAACAGGCATCGTCTCGGTGACCTCTGCACCCTCGACAGTCACGCTGACTTTGACATAGGCGTAACCTTGTGGGTCTGACGCATACGGTAATCCATCGAAATAGTGTTTCTCGAAAGAAGCGTCAGGGAAATGCGCTTTGAGAATGCCCCACGCCCATGCCCAACTGAGATAAGTTAAACCGTTTTTGTTCTCAACTTTATCGGCACAGTCAATTTTGCTGAGGATGTCCCACGGTTTCTTTTTTGTCGTCATCGTCAATCACCTTCTGTTGTTTGAGGTCTTCGACCTCCTTCTGTAAATCGCGGATTTGAACTTCTGTTCGGACGCCTGAAAATATCGCCCAAGGTAAGACGTGAATGCATCCGCTCAACATCACGCCTAAACCTAAAATCAAGAAGAATTTTGCCATTGCCCACACCATTGATTAACCCGGCAATAGTTATTCGAGCACCTCACATGCTCTGACGCTCGCTCTTCGATGCGTCTGTCAGATTGCTCTGCCGCAAAAGCTTCTGCTTCTTCTTTTGTATCAAATAATTTTAAGGCTCGTTTGTTTTGTCCTTTGTGGACTGCCCACTTCCCTGCGCGTGTCCACCTCTCCTCGTCTGTGCATTCTGGTAGACCTGCGAATTCCTTTTCCAATTCCGCAACCTGATGCAATCTCACACGCTCTTTCACAAAGGCGTCTTGCTCTTCCTCTGACCAGAGGGGAACGTCAAGCTCTACAATTGGCGCTGCTGGATATCCGGCCCTTCTCTCGTAGTCTGACTTCCGCCAGTCCCTGAGCACCCCAATAACGCTTGCCGATCTAACTTTTAAACCTTTCGATTGACGAACCAGAAATGCGTAGACGTTAAGCTGGCGCTGCCAATCTGGGTGATCATCTTGCATCACCTTATAGACGCTCGTTGATTTGAAATCCTTGAGATCAACGACGCCGTCATCTTCAAACTGAAGGTCAATCGCGCCAGAAATGAGGGTGCCGTCTACCGTATGGGATAGACGTTCCTCAGCGACATACGAGTTGCTGCTGGCGTTCTCAAACACCTTGTGAATGGCAGTACCCATAACTCGGTAAACAAGCTCACTTACGTCTTCTGTGATTTCGTGTGAGTGCTCTTGTCTTAATTGTGAAATTCTGGGAGAATCGATCAGTGTCGTAACACGAATACCATCGATTTTCTCCGGTGTCTCAAACTCCGTCAGCGCTCGCACAACGGGGTCTGGTAAGTTTGTTTTGTTGGTGTACCTCATGGGGAGCGCATAATAATTCAAGTAAAGTATAATGGCAATAGATTATTTTGAAGATTTTACGAAACCCTTCGATTGGTTTTTTGAGTGTACAATTTTGGGCGAACCAGCCAGCAAGGCTAACCAGCGTAAGCTGGTGAGATTTGGCAATCGCCCAGCGTTTATCAAGAGCGATAAAGCCCGCGCTTACGAGAAGACATTTCGAGAGCAATGTCCGGTGTTAGACCCACTCGTTACAGACGATGTTGTTTTGGCGTGTCATATTTATTATGCGTCCCGTCGCCCTGATCTAGACGAGAGTTTGATCATGGATTTGCTGCAAGATCATGTGATCAAGAATGATCGACAGATCAAAGCTAAAGTTGTTCTTCACGGGTTAGACAAAGAAAACCCCCGCACTGACATCAAGGTTGCGCGTTTGCAAGAATCCTGATATGTCGGCAGTGGAGGTGACTAATGACTGATGATATTTCTAAGGAAATTCGTGCGCTTTTTGGTAACCGCTCTGACGGTCAATACAGGCACACTTGTCCTGTGTGCAGCCATACACGCAAGCGCTTAAACCAAAGACAACAATGCCTTTCTGTGAAAGTCGTCAAGAACGACATTCGATGGCTGTGCCACCACTGTGGGGAAAATGGGGGAACCATGAGGGTAGAAAAGCTAGACGATAATATCGTCAAATTCAAACCACCTGTTGAGAAGATCGAAGACGCCGCCGTGACATACTTGAAAGAACGCGGTTTGTCCGAAGAGGTGATCGCTTCTGGGCGGGTTCTTTCGGCCAGCAAGTGGTTGCGAAAAGCTGGCAAGGAAGAGTTATGTTGCGGGTTTCCGTATGTCGATCCTGTCTCGGATAATATTTACGCAGTCAAATATCGTGGAATAGAGGTCAAGGATTTTACGCAAGAGGGTAGCGCCTCCTCGTTCTACGGGGTAGAGCGGGTGAAGCCAGAAGACCCGATAGTGATTGTCGAGGGAGAGATAGATGCGCTTTCATTACGAGAAGCTGGCGTTAAAAATGCCATATCAGTTCCAAACGGCGCACCGCTGAAGGCGTCTGATGGGTCTGTAGACCCGTCTGAAGATCGCAAGTTCAGCTACGTCTGGAATGCAAACGATGTTCTAAAAGAATGCGACAAGATCGTCATTGCCGTGGACCGGGATGGCCCCGGCAAAGCGCTTGCCGAAGAACTGGCAAGGCGTATCGGTAAATCCAAATGCTTCACGGTTGAATTCCCGGAAGATTGCAAAGACGCAAACGATGTTCTGCTGAAGCATGGCAAAGCTGCCTTGTGCAATGTGATCGATGCGGCAGAGGGTTGGCCCATAGCTGGTCTCTTCGACGCAGAACACTACGCAGATCAGGTACGTAATCTGTACGAAAACGGCGCTGGCAGGGGCCTCACAACGGGCTTGGCGAATATAGACGAGTTATTCACCATTAAATCTGGCATGGTGCATGTGATCACCGGAGTGCCTTCTATGGGCAAGTCGGAATTCGTTGACCAGTTATTATTTAATCTCGCCCGCACATATGATTGGAAGCACGCGGTTTGTTCTTTCGAGAATCCGCCGCACATGCACATATCCAAGTTTCTTGAAAAGATATTGGGTAAGCCTTTTCATCACGGGCCAACGCAGCGCATGTCCGAAGATGAAATGGAAAGCGCACTCGATTGGTTGAACGAGCACTTCATCTTCATGGAGCAGAGCGATGGTACGACTGCGACCATCGATGATATTTTGGAGAGAGCGTCTGCCGCTGTATCCCGCATGGGTGTCAGGACATTAACGATTGACCCGTACAATTATATGGAGATGAACGTCGGGTCAAAATCAGAGACTAATCTCATCAGCGAAATGCTGACCAAGGTACGCAACTGGGCGGCAGCGCATGACGTTGCGGTGTTTTTCATAGCGCACCCGGCAAAGCTGTATCGCCAGACAGATGGCAACTATCCCGTGCCGAAAGGCTACGACATCTCCGCGTCAGCTAGTTGGTTTGCCAAAGCTGATGTCGGGTTCACCGTGCATCGTAACTTCGACACAGAGCGTGTCGAGATACACGTATGGAAGGTTCGTTTCAAACATTTGGGAAAGCAAGGTATGTCAGAATTGCAATATGATGTGGTGACTGGCACCTATTCTGAAATCCCTGATGTGTGGGATAATGACTGGATGCATGAATAAAAGAGTTGGGGCCTTGCTTCGCAGAATTTCTTCTCCACAAGACCCCTTATACGCTTCTAATCGTCGTTTTTGAATAGTTCGGGGTTCTCCAGCCGCGTCTGTTCGATGATCAGGAATTGAATCTGCGAACTGATACTGCGGCATTGTGTTTTGCACATGCTCTTGAGAGCATCGTGAACATCCTCAGGCAGATTGATATGAATACGTTTCATTTCCATTGCGGCACCTCTTTCTGGCAAGCTCTCTTGCCTTGATTAAAAACAGTTTCTTGAATTCCTTGCAGCCAGCCCTCTCGCTCGCAGCAAACAGTCGATCAATCGGACTTGTCTCGACAATCAGAGGACGAGAATATTGCTTTGGTGGTTTCGTACACTTGCTCTCCGTCACTGTCAGAGATGGAGATCGTGCATTGTCCTTCAATCTCAACACTTGCGATTTCGTCTTGATCAAATTTAATTTTGATATTGACATTCGACATGTCATCGTCACCTCGTTTTGTTTTGGTTTCTTCAAGCACAGACGAGAAGGCGTATGCTTCTATCGCCCACTCAGTTGGCATTCGCGCTGCCCAGCCCCTCGACAAGAGAGACTGAGCCAGCGTGATATGCTCATCGAACGTAGCGTCACCGCATTCGACGCGATGCATCAGCAAGAGTTCACTGGTCATTTTGACGCCATGTACATAACTGCTGCCACCATCAGTATCATTGGTGGTAAGGTTAAAATTAACCCAACAATGTTAACGACCATTTGTCGGGCGGTTTGCGCTCTAGAGATCGCCACAGGCATAGCGCACATAACGCACACCAGCGACACTATCGCGGACACTAAATACCACATATGCCATTCCATGTCACTCTCCCATTGCGTCTATTGCCATTGAGCTTGGGGTGTCAAGATCGAAATCCCGCACCCGCCGCTCGGTTCCGCAATCTGCACAGAACCATTCCTGTGTACCGCCAATAGTCATTAGCAGTTCGTCTAAGCCGCCGCACTTGCGGCATTTTTTGAACTTTTCCACTCGTCACCTCCGTGATTGAGTTCATAGTCATGATTGATAACGCCTAGATTGGCGTCACCACGTTTGTGTGACTTGCGCCACCAGCGCTTGCCTGTTGTCTTTGACACGCACCAATGCCCCCGCACCTCATGAAGGCGTCGAGTGCCTTCAGCACCTTTGTCGAGATCGCGCATGAACACCTCAACGCCTCGACGTTTGGGCAAGTCAATACTCACGATAGAATATGAGTTGCCAGCAACCCGTCTGCCGAAGCGTCGGCGCGGGGTCGTTGATCGCGCTTTGTTATCTTTAAGCACCCAATCGTAATTTAAGAGCGCCAAGACGGTGATGATAAAACGCGGATCGCCCTCAAGCACTTTCGAGAAATGCTTTGTCAAAGCATCCATCTGCCTTGCGGAAAATCCATTTTCCGTATGGCACCACCAGTACACGGGTTCACATTGAACCGGACGCATGTGCATGAAGTAATGAGTGAGGTTGTCATCTCTTTGATGAATCTGAGACCACCACGCGCTGTTCATGATATACAACGATTGTATTTCGCCCGTCATGTTCTTCTGAAGCGCTTCGTCACTGGTATTAATGTTTTTGTCGAAGTTTTTCAAAAGGCCAATATGGTCTTCTTTAGAATACGGCTCCTCGAATTTAACGGCGAATCCCATAGCTGAAGATACGAGTTCCTGATTACTACGTGCTTCTGCTGGGTTGTCTTTGTTGGCGATAAAAAAGTGGCAGGTGAAGATTGATTCTTCGCCGCGAATTATGGGGTTGGTGCGCTCCTCAATCAGGTACCCGCACCTCTCCGCGATATTTTCCTGAAGGTATGCGTCACCCTTGTCCAATGCGTCTTTTGCATGTTGCACTGACTCTTCAAGAAGGCTCTTTGACCTTTTCCCTTCGACGTTGAAAAAGGGATCGTTGCTTTCAACGCTATCGACAACGTACTGCTGAATGGCGTTGACCCTTACGTGTTCGTTCCACTCGATCCAAACGCTGGAGTACGGCGTCCTGCTGTACTGCTGCACCAGTGCCAGCATTTGCGTTGGAGACATGCGACAAGCCAGCTTGGATGCATACCGCACCAGATCGTCGTCTAGGACAAACTTGCGGGCTGTTCTAATCTTTGCTTGTTGGCTTCGCATGGCGCGACGAGCGGCAGGGCCGGTCGAGACCGCGTGAACGCCACGCTTGGGATTGCCAAGCGCAGCGATAGCGTCATCCGCTAAAACATAAGTCATCAGTCACCTCACCAGTTGAGTTACAGTTTTCACACTGCTTCACCTCACGGTAGTTTTTGGGTAGTTCTGCCATGAGCGTATCAAAGACAGTGATCGGAACGAACCCGTTGCCGTGACAAACCGGGCAGATCATACTATCACGTTTCATTTCGTCACCTCAAAAGTTTACAGGTTAATTTTAACTTGTAGAGATGAGGGGTTGCC